CCTTTGGGTCCTTGAGCGCCTTTATTTCCATCGCGACCCTTATCTCCTTTGGTTCCAAGGTCTCCCTTATCGCCCTTATCTCCATTAGTTCCAGCAGTTCCCTTAGGTCCTTGGTCGCCTTTTGGGCCTGGAGAGCCGTCGCGGCCTTTGTCACCCTTGGTTCCAAGTTCACCTTTGTCTCCCTTGTCGCCATTGGTTCCAGCGTTACCTTTTGGTCCTTGGTCACCTTTAGGGCCGGGAGAACCATCGCGACCTTTATCTCCTTTTTCACCTAGGCCTTTCTCTCCTTTGTCGCCATTCGTTCCGGCTTGACCTTTAGGGCCTTGGTCCCCCTTTGGTCCGGGAGAACCATCGCGGCCCTTTTCGCCCTTTTCTCCAAGACCTTTTTCTCCTTTGTCTCCGGCAGGACCTTGAGCACCTTTGGGACCTTGAGCCCCTTTGTTTCCGTCGCGACCTTTGTCACCCTTCTCTCCCAGGCCTTTCTCTCCTTTGTCACCATTGGTTCCAGCAGTGCCTTTAGGGCCCTGCTCTCCCTTAGGTCCAGCAGCACCATCACGACCTTTTTGGCCTTTGTCTCCAGCACCTTTTTCTCCCTTATCGCCATTGGTTCCGGCAGTTCCTTTGGGGCCCTGGTCTCCTTTTGGCCCCTGAGCGCCTTTGGCTCCAGCAGTACCAGCAGTTCCTTTGTCTCCTTTTTGGCCGCCTTCGCCGCCACCACCAGTAGCTCCCTTTTGACCCTTGTCGCCTTCAGGACCTTGGTTTCCCTGAGGACCTTTAGAACCGGTGTTTCCCTTGTCTCCTTTTGCAGACGCGGCACCAGACGAGCCTTTAGTTCCCTTGGCTCCTTTTGAGCCAGGGAGTTGTTGAACTCCGGTGTTAGTAATCTCTACAACGAGGGGTCCAGGTAGGGTAATATCAACTTCTCCAGCCATGTTAGTTTGCAGCAATATCTTGAGTTACAGTGAATTGACCATACAAGTATGTAGTCACGGTATCTGGGTTAGGTGTTGGGTTTGTAGCTTGAATTTCATAGACGTAAGTTCCTGCGGGCACAAGCATATTCGCAGCGCTAATGGTAACTGTAAGAACACCAAGAGCAGTGCCAGTAACAGTGATGTTTGAACTAGTAATAACCAGCGGGCCATTGTCGTATTCCCGAACCTCCATTTTCCAAGTGTAAACACTAAGGTCAACAGCGGTACCGTTTGAGTCAGCAATGGTGGCAGTAAGAACGAATGTGTCTCCACGCCAACAGACAACATCAACCCGAGTGGCGATGCTTACGACTGCAGTAGGAGTTACGGTACAACAGGACATATTGCAAATTTATTGATTGGTTAGAGCATCCATTAGGCCGGGCTCAAACGATGGAACCTCTCCTTGGCGCTGAGAAATCAACTTAGATTGGGCTTCCGCTTGCTTATTGATTCGGGCATCCTTGCGGTTTTCCTTCATCATATCAGTAGTCTCTTGAACCTGACCACGCACAACCTGAGAGCCTACAACAGCCTCGTTCTTGAGGCGCTGTAGTTCCATATCGTATGTGTGCTGAAGTCCCATAAGTTCAGCCTTTGATTGCGTCTCCAGCTGAATCTTCTGAGCTTCAAGCTGAGCCTTTATCTGCTCTGCTTGAATCTCTGCTTGAGAAGCTACCTGTGCAGCCTGAGCATTAGAGTCAGCCTGTAGTTGAGCCTGCTGAGCAGCCTCGTCCATACGCTGACGCATACGCTTCTTACGGCGTACGACAAGCAAGCGCTCTGCCTGCTCTGGGTCTCTTAGCTGTCGGATAGCAATTGCATCTTCAAGGTCAATCTCCTTCTGAGAAAGGGCCATGTTGATGTTCTGCTCAAGGTAAATCTTAGCGCGGTCATCCATCTCTCCCATTACAATGACACCAAAGTTGTACATCGACAGATTGTCAAACGACGTAAGAACAGCCATGTTGGTTTCCCCGATAGCATTCGTGTACGATTTGTAGATGATGCTCTTGGGCGGGATTACCTGCAGACATTTAACGATGTCCTCACAGACCTTCTTGTAAAGCACCTGAGCGGCGTGCGTGATATCGTACGTAGCATTGTTAGAGGCAGCGATAGCCTGCTCACGAACACCAACAAGAGCATCCGCTTTGGGCGTGCTTGCGTCAACAACTTCATTGATTCCCGTAGCATCACGAATCATGCGCAAGTAGTGGTTGTAGATTCCAACCAGTTGCTCAATGTTTCGGATAGAGTTTCCGATTTCGCGGACAGGCGGGTTTTGGAACCCGCCCTCTGGATTCTTTGAGCGGTAGTAGAATACACCAGTCTGCTCGTAGATATCTTGAATCTCCAGAGGCTGCAGTTCTCCACCGCGTCCGAGTTGTACGTTCTCAAGTCCCTCGATATCAATGATGAGGCCATCAGGCTTAGCCTTAGCAATTGACTGCTGAATCTTCAAGTGAGTGATTTGCAGCATATCACCAAAGCCGATGATACTTGACACCATAGACTTCGGAATCATACCACGTAGGTTCGTGGCCACACAAGAGTATGAAAGGCGAGCACGTGAGATGTCATGTACGTTTTTCGGTATGTTCTTCTGAACTCCGTAGTTGAACATCAACTCCGTCCCAATGACAAACACACCTCCGTATACGGTGGCGTTCTTCATGTACACTGCCTCGCGGTCAAATACTGACTGCTGCGGCGCGTTGTAGTTGTGTCCCTTGTAGTAGAAACCGATGTTTCCAAACTTGGACTCCTTCTTCTCAAATACGATGTCGTCAACAGACATGAACTCAAAGTCCATGATTTGGACTTTGTACTCGTCGTATCCGTATCGGTAGCGGTTACTGATTGTCTCGTAGTTATAGCCCTGCGTAGCGTAACGAAGCGGGTCGTTTCCGTAGCGGTTCATAACCGTCTGCGCAATCTGCTGGTACTGCTCCTCCGTGAACTGATTACCAGCCAGACGCTTGAGCTCCATAATAGTGACCGTGCGGAAGTGACCGGCGTAGGTCAGCTCCGTCATGTTGGGGTCATCCGTGTAGTTGTGGATGAAGTAAGCTGGGTCTACGTATTGCTCGCGGATTCCGTAGTTCGGGTCGTTGGTGCGTTTAGTTACGGCAATGCCACAAGTAACCAAGTCCTCGACGCAGCGGCGGTAGATAGCGTCGTCAAAATCGTTCCACGTAAGAGTCATCTCCGTGGCTAGCTGTGCAGCAATTTCTGCATCAGTCTTGACGTTGGTATCCAAGAAGATTTCCGTTTCTTCTGGAGTGTCTGGTAGCGCATCTGGGTCTACTTTAACAGGAAGACCCAGGGCCTTGGCCTCTTGAAGAATGTCTTTGTTCTCAATGTGTAGAATGGCGACATTCTTTTTCTTGTCCTTCTCGCTGCGAGAAAGAGGGTCGACGGCCTGTACCTGAGGATACGGCTTGCGCGACAGAATCTTGTTTACTACAATGCGAACGAACTTCGGGATGATGGGGACTGGAGTGTAGTCCAGCGTAAGCATCGTTCCGTCTCCGTTGTTTGCGTCCAGTGAGCTGAGAATCTGTCGGTAGATTGACGTGTCCTGAGTTCCTTGTGCGTAGTCGCGGTTGTTCTGCATTTCATTGAACCGACGACCGTATAGTGAGTTGTTGTAATCAACACCAATCCACTGCGCATACATAGCCTTTGCATACTGAAGGCCATAGTTTTGCGACATTTTTTCTTCCGTACTCGCTAGCGGGTCCGGGAAGGTAGATTGGCCTTTTGCTGTATAATCTCTTTGCATATCCACTACGGGCTAATATGCAAATATACTTATTTGATTCAGCGCAAGATGACCCGACCAGGCCTGAAGAATTTCTTAAGATTGAAATCCGCCTTTTCTTTTTTGACCGTCGCACCCTGTGCCGCCAACAGAGCTAAACCACTAGAGATTGATAAGTCAAATGCAGTTCGGTCATCTACCTTGAAGTTAATCCAGTCCTCAAGAGTTCTATCAAAATACATCTTGCCAAACTCAAGGCTTTCCTCGTTGAGTCCAACGTGAGAATGGATGTATGCCTCGATAGCCTGAGCGTGTGCCTGGATAATGTCCTGCGAGTTTGAGGGGATTCCTTTTGTCTTTGTGCCCCCGCCATATCCAGAACCCAAATGCTCTGGCCTATTCATCAGGTAGTTATCGTATCCTCGCTGCTCAAAGTAGCGAGCGATACCGTACTTGTTGTTCTCTATTAGTAAACTATATCCGTAAAACTTGGCCGCCATAAGGACATCCTCATAGAAGATTTTAGCAAGCGGTGGCCGAGAAGCGTACTCTGCAACGAACATATTTGCTGGGTACTGCAGGTTGAATTTGTTGTAAATATGGCACGCGCCTTTAGAGCCGCGGCCATCTACAGTAGCGTCAATGTCGTAGGAGTCAACGCCCCCTACTCCAAGCCAATCGTTTTGTGGGCCCTGCTTATTTCTCAACTCAAATGGTGGCATCCACGCAACGCGCCACCTTCCGTTTGCGTCAGGCCTGAAGTATACCTCTGTGTCCTGCTTCCCGTCCTTCCAAACGAAGTTTCCAACAAGCACTGGGTTTGGATACAGCTCCTGATTGTACTGGATTTGCTCGTATATCTTCTGGACGTTGAAGACCGACGACTTTGCGCTGTCACGGAAGGCCTCAGCTGTGGTAAATGGAAACTGACGAATGACTTCGTTTAGTTCATAGCTGTCGCTGGCCAGGGCCTTTCTCTCATTCTTCAAGAATGTTTTGGCTCCTATACTTATTGGCTCTCCCTCTATGCCAAAAATTGGCGTTTCTGGGTCATCTATGACTGGATGTCCGTATTTGTCAAAGAAGCCTTCCATTGCTTCGTACGCCGGGATGAAGATTGAGTAAAGTCCACTCTTGGTGCGTCCGTTTTCGTTGCGTTCCTTGGGATTGCTTGAGTCATATAGGTCACGAAACTGGCGACCACCCCTATCAAGTGGGTTTACCGTGGAGCCGACTATGGCCTTGCCCACGATTTTACGACCAACAAGCAGACAGGTGCGGTGAATACGCCAAGATTCCCTGATATCGGTCGGTTTTTCCCACTTTCCAGCCTCATCAAGGTACAAGATGTGCAGTTTTTCACCGTCGTAGGCGTTGTTGGTGGTGTTTTTCCAGTTGATTACCGTATTCAGGGCGTCTCCACGCTGCGATGTCTTGTTGTTCTTGGTGATTCGCTTGGATGGTTCACGGAAAGCAAGCTCCATCCGTGGGTTTGTGGTACCATCCTGGATAGGCTTGAAGAAAAAAGGCAGCGACTTGTAGATTGGCAGCACCTTTTTCATGAAGATGTTCTCCTGGGCATCACCTCCCGTCTTGGACATGATACCCAACAGCCTTTCTTTCACCTGGGTAGCCTCATTGATGAGGGTTGAGGCGCTCATGTTGGTGTATCCAGAGCGTCGACACTTTACGTACACCTGCCCAAGTGAGCGAGGGTCCACGTTGCAAGCCTCTAGGTGTATGAATAGCTGACGTTGAAACTCAAGGTAAGATGGGTACCCCACGTCAATCTTGGCCCACTGCAGAAAAAAGTAATGGTTTCCGGTGATGTAAGTAGGTACTCCGTTGTTGAAGAACCAAACGCCACTTCTTCGTCTTTCATATTCCTGGGCAATGTAAGGGGTGTACTTCTTTCTAAAGGTTTCCGGCATCGTCATCCACTCCTCCATGGAGTTCACCTTTCTGAGCTCTTCAGGGAGCTCAGTTCGCTCCCACATCTGCTGCTCCTTAGGAAGGTCGTGGAATAGAATGTCTTGCTTTTTGGGCTTCTTGGGAAGCTGAATGGCCAGGTCTCCATAGACAACAATGTCCCCAGCCGTTCCTTGGGAACAAATGTTAACGATTACCTCGTCTTCTATTTCGACTAGTCCGGCCATCAGCTATCCCAATAGATGAATACCCATTCGTTATTTTGAGAATTGTTCTGCGAATCCTCCTGAGTAGTCTCGCTCTTCTTTGATTTCTCCACTGTCGTGCAGCTGCCTTATGAGAAGCTGTAGCTTCTCGCGTTCAACAATCAGTTCTTTAGCATCAATTGCAGTTTGCTTAATGGCCTGTAGTTCTGCCTTTCTCTGAGAGCCAGACAGTTCTTGGTCAACGGGCTTCTGTATCTCCTGAATCATGTTCTCAATGGCAATCTCCATTGCAGACATAAGTCGGCTTGCCGTACCTACGTTGTCAAAACTATTCTTGGACTTGGGCATAGATATGAGATATCATTACACGGTACAAGCGTTCTCCGTCCACTTCCATTTCGTAATCGGCATTCTTTTGGATGAATACCTTGTCGCCCGGCTTGAGGCCGAGCTCCTCCAACATATTTGATGGATAACGAATGTATCCGTACTGATTGTATGACTTCTTTGACTGAACTAGTTCAAGTGTCTCACTTTTTAGCTCATAGTCCTGTTCTGCGGGACTAAGGAATATCCATGGTCCAAGAAGGCGAACTTCTCCGGTCTCCTTGCTCTTGTATGCGTACGCTTGGCAGCTGTGCGGGTCATTACCGCCATCCCACCATACGTAATACAAGGTATCGTCTTCAAACACAAACTGTCCGCGGCGATGCTTGGCCTCGTCAAACTGTTGGTTCCCATACACAAGGTGATTTCCACCAAGCAAAACGTGGTGATGGAAGTACAATGTATCTCCAACAGACACATCGGTCTTGTATCGCTGAGGCACTCCAATGACTTCGCCCTCTACTGCGCGGTGAGCAAACTCATTGAATTTGGTATCTAAGTACATCTCTTTGCCCGCAATCTCGATAGTGTCTTTTACGGGCTTTGGTACTCGTACTATGAAGTATCTAATTGGTTTCACTAGAAGTCGCAATCGTGTTCAATTAAACAGGGCATATCGTCTATGGTTTTCCAGAGCATGGTGCCCTTTTCGGAATTGTAAATGTAGACCAGATATCGGCGAATCCCATACACTGATAGGGCTCGCTCATCCTGAACAATTGAATCGACTACGGCATCGCCAGTCCGCTGACCGACGAAGTACGCCATGGCGTCCTTGGGGTTTTGCCCCACGATGATTTTTCTGATAAGTTCCATTTGAATTTCATTATTTCTTCAACCAGTATTCAATTGAGTTGGTTGGCTCGTCGTCGTCATCATCATCGTCTTGCTCTGCCACAAAGCTGTGGGCCATAACATTGAACATGATATTCAACTCGTCGCCACCGTCCACGCTGTATCCAGCGAGGAATTCGTAGCTTTCTGGACTGTCTTCGTTATCGTTGTCGCAGGCCA